CCATCGAGGGCGGGTTCGTAAGACTCAGTGAGAAGATGCTGGAATACGCCGGGATGAGTGAGCGGGCGGCTGCGGAGGAAAAGGATGAGGTCTGACACCTGCGTGTTGATCGTCACGCACGGGAGGCCGGATAATCAGTTGACGACGAAGTCTCTTCGCAGGCAAGGATATACGGGTCGTATCATCTACGCGCTCGATGACGAAGACCCAACCCTGCCTGAATACATAGAGCAGTTCGGGGATGACGTGGTAGTCTTTTCAAAGGCTGAGGCGATAGCCCGAACCGACGACGGGCACAACTGGGCGGATCGCGCCTCCGTCGTCTACGCTCGGAACATGCTGTGGGACATAGCCCGAGAGGCCGGGTATCAGTATTTCATCGCGCTCGATGACGACTATTTCTGGTGGTACTACCGGTTCCTCAGTAACGGAACGTATGGGAATGTGAACATCGCGTCGCTCGACCTGCAATTCACAGCCATGGTCGAATACCTCTCGGAAACTCCGTTCTACTGTATCTCAATGTCTCAAGGTGGAGACTACATCGGAGGCGGTGGGGAACGAAACAAAAAAAGTAACAAAAGTTCGATCACAGGGATACGGAAGGCAATGCAGGTCTACGTATGTGACGTGGATAGACCTTACCAGTTCCGGGGCAAGTTCAATGAGGACGTAACCGCGTATTCGCATGAGTCGAGGATTGGGGTCTCATTCCTGACGCTTATGATGTCACAGGTTCTCCAGAAGCCAACGCAGGTGATTGAAGGGGGAACCTCCGAGCAATACAAGAAGTGGGGAACCTACGTGAAAACGTTCTTCACCGTGATGTATGCACCGTCGTGTTGTAAGGTGTCGATGATCCGAGACTTCAAGGACGGGCACGAAGGCGATTCACGTATCCACCACATAATCCTCGGAGACCACGCGCACCCGAATATCATATCTGACAAATGGCGAAAGGAATCATGATGAGGCTGGATACCTGCGTACTAATCCCGACGCATAAGCGACCCCACGCCCAGTTGACGACGAAGTCTCTTCGCAGGCAAGGATATACGGGTCGTATCATCTACGTGGTCGATGACGAAGACCCAACCCTGCCTGAATACATAGAGCAGTTCGGGGATGACGTGGTAGTCTTTTCAAAGGAGGATGCCGCCACACAGACGGATGATGGTCATAACTGGGGTGATCGTACCTCCGCTGTCTATGCCCGGAACTTCTCTTTCCGGGCGGTGAAAGATGCAGGTTATCGCTATTTCATCATGCTGGATGACGACTACTCAATGTGGTACTACCGGTTTCGGGAGGACCGGACGTATGGAGTCACGAGGATTAAGTCGCTTGATCTACTCTTCGCGTCGCTGGTCGAATACCTCTCGGAGGCTCCACTCAGATGTATATCAATATCACACTCTGGAGACCACGCCGGGGGCGGTGCGGGCAAGACTGAGATTGGGGCGAACCGGAAGGCACTCAGTGTGTACGTGTGCGATGTAGAACGTCCGTATCAGTTCCGGGGGATGATGGAGGATTATATTACCCACATACACGAGCAGTCGCGTGGGAACACTATGCTCTCGGTGACGATGGCTCAGTATGTCTGTAAGGAAGCACTGCACCAGAACGAGGGCGGCCTGCATGACGTATACGAATCACGTGGCATGTATACCTCGTGCTTCTTCACCGTGATGTATGCACCGTCATGCTGTCGGGTAGACGCGCAGAGTCCAGACAAGATGTATCACGCGATCAACGGGCCTGCTGCATATCCAAGGATCATCCACGAACAGCACAGAAAGGCACGATGACAGCGAAGAAGGCACCGAAGATTGGACTAAACAGGACAAGAGTTTCGATAAAAACAGGCAGCCCTCCTGCGACGACCAGATTCTTACCACATGCCGATGCGCGTGCTGCTGTATTCGGATTAGAGTCAGGGTCGCGGATTATTGGGCTGACAAAGGGGCAGTTCTCGATGCTCGACTTGGTCGTGGCGATACTGAGGATTACTGGTCCAGCGGATGTGGTTATCTCAACATGGACAACTGGGATGCGAGACGTAGAAACCGTAAGGTATATGAGAGAAATCGGCAAGATCGAGGATTTCCGTTTCTTGACCGATCGCTCATTGCTGGCCCGTCATCCTGATTATATCGAAGGTATGATAGATGCGTTCGGGAGTGAGCGTATATGGTGCACGAGGACACATGCAAAGTTCGCGATGATCCACAGCGATGAATGGTCGATAGTCTGCCGTGGGTCTATGAACCTCAATCGGAATACGCGGTTTGAGCAGTTTGACATTGACACCGACCCTGCTATATATGCGTTTTATTCGGAGCATGTGAACGACGTATGTTCATCCCAGCAGAGTGGAGTCCTGCGGTCTACGAGTGATGTGGATGCATCATTCGGGATGTCGATGGATATAGGCGAGGATGGAGATACAGATGTCGAGGATGATGGCGATAGCATAGGTAGCATCCTCGCACGGTCAGAAAACGAACTCGAAAAATTAATGAGTGATGAAGTATGACATTGAAGGAACCTGAAAAGGACAAGACGAAGCGCGGAGGTCGTCCACGTATCGAGTTTTCGCCAGGTCTAGAAAAGGAGATACGAAGTCTTGCCATGATCCAATGCTCGGTGGAGGAAATATCCATCGTGACTGGACAGTCACAGACTACGCTCCGTAGGCATTTTGGCGTAGCTATAAAAGAAGCTCGTGAAGGTGGCAATAACTCACTCCGGCGCGCTCAGTTCAAGGCGGCACTCAAAGGGAACTCCGCAATGCTGATCTGGTTGGGGAAACAGTGGCTCGGCCAGAAGGATAAGCAAGACCTCGAACTGAGCGGACCCGACGGTGGACCAATCCAGACGCAGACCCGCGAACTCACGGATGAAATGCTGGTGAAACATGAGGAGTCACTCAAGAGGATCGCCAGTCGATACGGCGGAACAGAACGCGGCATCAGTAGCGAAGTCGATGAGACAGGGGTGGATCAGGAGCAACCCGACCCCGAAGCAGCTTGACTTTCTGCTCGAACCGGAACGTGAATCCCTGTACGGTGGTGCTGCTGGTGGCGGGAAGTCTGAAGCACTCCTGATGATCGCCTTGCAGTATATCGACGTACCCGGACACGCCGCGATGATCTTCCGACGCACATACCGCGACCTTGCCTTACCTGGTGCCATGATGGACAGAGCGCACGAGTGGCTGGGACCGACATCCGCACACTGGAGTGACACCGATAAGCGGTGGACATTCCCATCCGGTGCGACACTCTCGTTCGGATACCTGGACGGACCACGCGACCACTTCCGCTATCAGGGTGCCGAACTCCAGACAATCTGCTTCGACGAACTCACCCAGCTGCGGGAAGAGCAGTATACATATATGTTCTCACGTCTCCGTAGGCTACAAGACAGTGACGTACCGCTCAGAGTCCGTTCCTCCTCTAATCCCGGCGGCGTTGGCCATGACTGGGTAGCACGTCGGTTCGGTCTCGGTGAATACGGCACAAATGCACCCATGAGCACCGTCAGACCATTCCACGCTGCCAGCCTAGATGACAACCCCTACCTGGACCGCGACAGCTACCGCGAGACCCTCATGACCCTCGACCCGGTAACACGCGAACAACTCCTGAACGGTGACTGGTCGATCCGTCCCGCCGGGACCATGTTCAAGTTGGGGTGGTTTGTATTCACGACGGAACGACCGAAGCGCGCGAAGTGGGTGCGGTTCTGGGATCGTGCCGCGACTGAAGCGAAGGCTGGCAAAGACCCCGACTACACATGTGGTGCGTTGGTTGCTGAAGCGGAAGGGATATACTACGTTTCTGACATACAGCGATTCCGTGAGTCACCGCGTGAGAATGAGATACGGATTCGTGCCACCGCAGAAATGGACGGCGTGGAGGTTCCGATCAGGATGGAACACGAAGGCGGTGCTGGTGGCAAGGACATGATCGACACATACGCCAGAAGGGTTCTCATTGGATATGATTTTCGTGGTGACAGGCCGTCCGGTTCCAAGGTCGAACGTGCGGCGATTGTCGCATCCGCTGCCGAACAGGGCAACGTCCACATTGTCAGAGGGCACTGGAATACAGCATACATCGGTGAGGCCACGGCGTTCCCGTCAGAGGGTGTGCACGACGATCAGGTCGATGCTGTCAGTGGCGCGGTCCGGTTCCTCTCGTCACAGAACGAGGGACGCGCAGGTGGTCTCTCATACAGCGCAATTCCGGGGAGATAGAGCATGAAGTTCAATCTGAGGACGTTGTTCGGGAACGTCATGCACATGGCAACGGACCCGCTGGTCGGTCCAGGAGCGCAGGAATCCTCTACACTATCCTCAAGCCCAATCCTCACGTATGACCAGCAGGTCGCCGCGATCAACGCCATGTTCAACGGGACATCTGCATACGGTTCTCCGCTCATGCGGAATATCGTTGCCGTCCGGTCAGTGCTTGCTATCGGTCAAGGTATCAAGGTGACGCTGGCACCGGACGTGACCCCGGAGATGGCGGCGCGTGAACTCGACTGGGTTCATAATTTCCTGAACATGAACGCGCTGGACGAAGAGGTTCCGCAGCAGTGGGCAGAGGAATCGAACATCGAGGGGAAGTGTCTTGCACGTCTCCTGCCGAACGATGACGGTACGGTACGTGCCCGGTTCGTCAGCTACACGTCACGGAAGTATAAGATTCACACTGACCCCGATGATTACGGGATATACACCAAGGCGACGTGGAAAGATGCTGACGGTCAGAACCCCGTTATGATCCCGCCGGCAGAGTTTGCGTATGGACGGTTCGGTGGACGGTCTGACAACCCCAATATCACGCCTCCGAGGATCGGAGCGGTCGTGCAGAACATTGAGAACGTAGGGAGAGCCTTGCAGGATTGGAGGGTCATCAATCACCTCTACGGCTCACCTACACCGTTCTTCCATTGCGAAAATGAAGCAGAGGTCAAACGAATACTCGCAGACCTTGCGGGTATGAAGTGGCAGCTGGGGCAGACTATCGCGTCCACGACCGGATTTGAACTCGTTACGATGCCTGCCGGAGCGGTCGAGTCAATCAAGGAGGAACTGGTCAACAACGTCCAGATCATCTCCGGATCAACAGACGTTCCAGTCCACCTTCTCGGCTTCCCGAACCTTATGTCAAACAGATCCACCGCTGACTCTGTTATGGAGATGTCACAGACCACCATCGGGAAGGACCGCCACGTCTGGCACGGGTTTTACGAGGAACTGGTGCACAAGGCAATGCGAATGGCGAACCTGAAACAGGCCGGTCTCATCCCGGAGCGGATCGCCATTCAGATCACTGAGACCAGCGATGCGAAGATGAAGGAACTCGGAGAGGTCTGGTTGCCGATGCTGGTTGCAGGTGCTATATCTCTTGAAACGTTCCTGTCTCACGTACCGGAGGTTGACCCGCCGGAAGAGATGGAGCGGATCGAGAACGAGAACGATGCCGGACTGGAACCTCGGAACGTGGTCCCGGAGGATGAAGACGAGCCGGAGCCGTTGGTCGTAGTTGAAGGGGGTGCTGCAGCATGATGGCAAACATCTACTGGTGGTTATTCAGTCACAACCTCATATCATGGGATACGCTGGAGCTGCTGATCGGACGGAGGAAACCATGACGGAGAAACAGACGCACTGGCAGTCATGGCTCGATTGGATAGATTGGATTATCTCGCTGGACCTGCCAACAGACACATCGGAGATTGAACGATGACCATGACAACGATCACAGCCAATATCATGCACATGGCAGACGTGGACGTGAACGCGATGGTCCCGCCGGATATCATGGAGGCCCTCAAGGCGAAGGAGGAGCACCCGGAGATTCGCGTATATGCGATCGGGCATGAGGCCGCAGTCGGTGCGGACCTGAAGCACATGGGTCTCGGAAACCGGGTACTCCACTACATGAAAACAGCCATTACGAAGATCAACGCCGCGGTCCAGCATGGCGTGAAGTTCTTCGATGGGCATAAATCAGATCCAGATGCCAGCGATACCGGGAGAACTCCTCTTGGTGAAGTCGTGGGTAAGGCCATCAAGACGATAGATTCCAAGCTGACGGCACTGGTCGCCGCGTATATCTATCCAGAATACCGTTCAAGGACGCTCGACATGGCTTCATTCGAGGCCAATCTGTCGATGTCTTGGAACGGGGACGACTTGCTGGTACAGGACGTGCCAGCCATTACCGGGATCGCCTTGGGTGATTCACGGGAAACAAAACCCGCATTCAGTGGGGCAACATTACTCGCGACGGTTCAGCACTTTTTGCCGTCCGAGGAGGTAACTGTCATGACTATCGCAGAGATCATTGCAGAGATGAAGGCCGGAACCCTGACCGTAGCACCAACCGACCTGTTCGATGACAAGACGCTTCTCGCCATTCCGGTGGTGAAGCAGAAGATCGACCAGACTGGAGTTGAAGCCGCACGGAACGTTCAGGCAAAGGCAACGCTTGAGATCGACAAGCTGACCGCTGATGCAGTCCGAAAGGATCAGGAATTGGCAACCGCCAACGGCACGATTCTGTCTGCAACGCGAGGAGATATGTTCGGTGCACTCGCCACCGAGAGGAAACTGACGGACCCTCAGAAGGCGTACATGGCCAAAAATCTCACCAGTTTCACGACTGAGGAGACTGAGGAGCCGAAGGTGAAAGCTGCGTTGACCATATGGCAGGACGCACAACTCGTGGAATACCGAGAATTAGCAACCCTGATGGGCGTGAAGGAAGAAACCCCGGAGACTCCACCGAACGCTGAAGGCGATGGTGCTGAACCCGGCGGTGATCTTACCGTGCCCAAAAACAACCCGATGATCCCGTAGGAAGCGGGACCACGGAGAAGGAACGAGGACATGACTGCTACAGTATATAAAAATCACGAACTGGAGATGTATTCGGAAACACCGTTTACAGCGGCTGCCGACTATACCGCCGGTGATGTGATTCTGGTGAACAACATCATTGGTGTGGTGGTGGCGGATGTCGTTACCTCCGCTGTCGGTGTGCTTGTCTACAAGTCCCGCCGGATCACCGTGCCGTGTGTGGCGAATGGTGGCGGCACGCACTACGATATCGGTGATACGGTCTATCACGACGCAAGCAACGAACAGGTGACGTATGACAGTAACTCTGGGGCGAATACCGCCTGCGGAACCACGGTCTATGCACAGCCCGGAACCGGTGCCACTTCCGTCATGATCGAACTGACCGGTGCACCTCAGTTGGACACTACTCCGGGGCTGGTCTACAGCGTCGAAGGTTCGGCAACCCAGGCCGAGATTGAGACCGGGGTAACGGTGGTCGCTGCTGTTGCTGGTGTCACTCTCCGTGTGGTTGGGTACCGGTTCCTCGTGGACGGCGCATTTAACACCTCTGCCGGAACGTCGATCAACCTTCAGGACGATAACAGTTCTCCGGTCATCGTGACGGCTATGGACATTGCCGCATTGACTACCGGAGCAGTCATCGGTTCGCACGGTATCGCGATAGCGAATACTGACGACGGACCGGGGGTGGGCACGGACCTTACTGCAAGCAAGGGGATTGACCTCATTGCTATCGGCGCAACGCTGGATGCCGGAACGAAAATCACGTACCAGGTATTCTACAAATCTGTCTAACCGCAGGAAAGGAGCACGATCATGTTGAAGCCTAATCAGGGACGGATCATCAAGGACTGGTCACTGGTCGATCCCGCAAAGCCCGAATCTATCGCTCAGTTCTACGGTGCGATGGATTACTTCATGAGAGCACCGGAACTTCCAGAGATCAAGGGCGCGATTCAGCACTACGCACTCGAGGGTGACTTCCCCGATGCACAGCGCGAAATCCTGCTCAAGACTCTCGTGGCCCCCGGTGACTATGACACTGCATACGAAGAGGTCTTCGCCATCCGTGACTACACGGGGACAAGGGCTTCCGGTATGGACCTGCTGGACGTTACCAGCGGAGCGGCAATCGCCAAGGTCGAAAAGGGTAGTCGAGCCATCATCAACAAGGTCTCAGGAGCAAAGGTCACCATCCCGTTTGTCGATTACGGTGGTGGTCTCGGCTGGGACAAGAACCTGATGTCTGACGGTGACTACTGGTCGGTCGAGGATACCGCTATCGCGTTCAGAACTGAGTCGATGCAGGCACGCTCACAGGCGTACTATGACATCATCGACGACCAGACGAACGGTGTCACATCAGGACAGGACCTGGCATGGCAGGCTGTTACCCCGGCGTCATACGCGAGCACCAACCGTGATTACAACGCAGTCCGCGATGTGAACACGATCAACGCCGCGTGTGAAGAGATCATCAGTGACCTCAAAAGTGGCTTCGGTATCACACCGTCGTCTCAGTTCGTTATCCTCGCGCCGAACACGCTTAAGGTGCGTTTGACGCAGGCTCTCGGAATCACCAATCAGCAGTTGGCTGGTGCCGCCACGTATCTCGGATACAACGTCAAACTGGTCACCAGTCTCATGCTTGCTGAATCTGATGAATACTACGTGTGTCTGCCCGGTCGTAAGACCGTCGGTGGATACCGTCAGGACCTTACCATGACTCCACTCGCTGATCCTCTGGCGAACCTTGAGGGTGCCGTGGGATGGATGCGCTTCGCTGGCGCAATTGGCGAGGAAAAGCAATTCCAGCGTTGCTCGATTTCGTAGACGCTGACCTGTCCTGATTGAACGGGGGAGGCACAGCCCGTGCCTCCCTCAATATCCCCGGAGGATACCTCATGTTCGGAACAATTTTCAAGCTCGCCAAGACCGCCATCCGTGGTAAGAAAACGATCATCACCGCCCTCAGTCTCGTTGGCCTCGGTGGTTCCGTTGCAACCGATGTGGTCTCTATTCACGACCCGTATACTCAGGCGGTCGCGTTGATCCTCGTCGCCCTCTCGTTCATCTTCCAGCGTCTCGGTGCGAAGAACGAGAAACGGGATATCTTCGATGCCCTGGCAGAGGCCCTGAAACCCAAGGAGTAACTACCCATGTCACTGACCGTCGGAACGAATACGTGGCTATCTCTCGCGGACGCGGAAACGTACATGGTCTTGCGTCTCAATGCGGATGCCGTGTGGAGTGATACCGTTACGGACGCGACCAAAGAGGCCGCACTGGCAACGGCGTATTTCCAACTGACGAACGATGACCGGTTCGGGTTCCCTGACACCGCCGTGCAGGTGATGGAAGACGGCCAGTGTGAGCAAGCGTTGTTCCTCCTCCAGAATCAAGGCGACATGGATGCTCGTATGGGCCTCCGTGCACAGGGCGTGAAGTCGTCCACTGTCGTAGGTGAATCCTACGCGGATACGGACGGGACGTTGCCGGTCCCGGTCTCTCCACGTGTGCAGAACCTTCTCAAGGATTACGGTACGCAGAATAGCGTCATGGGTTCGGTGAACCTGCTAGGTGCTTGGAATACGGATGAATTGTCATGAATCAGACAGACAGGGCGGTCTCGGAACTTCATAAAGCATACCGGACATCCCGGAGACGGCTTGCTAAGATCGCCGCGTCTGCTGACAGTACACCGATCAAGGTCCAGCGGAGCCGTGAACTGATCCGGCAGATCAACGTGGAGGTGCGGAGGCTCAATGATGTTTCCGCTGTCGTGTCGAAGGCCGCAATCTCTGACGCATACGGAGTAGCAGCAGCGAAGACCGCACGGGTTGTCAGTGAGACGGCCAACATGGGTGCCCGGATTCATACCAGTGCGGTTAGCAATCTGGTCCTCGGTATGACTGACGACCTGACGGAAGCGAACGCCGCCGTCGGAAGATTTTACAAAGGCGCGGTGCGGATCAGTCAGCAGAAGATCGTCACGGACAAACTACTCAGTCAGAAGGTGGCGCAGGGCCTTATCGAAGGCGAGACCCGCAAGGGCGTTTCCAACTCCATCTATGATGCCATGAAAAAGCGTATAGGAGCTGGACAGACGCTCAGGATCAACGGAAGGAACTATAACCCGTATAAGTATTCAGAGACGGTAGCGAGGACGCGAACACGTGAGGCATCCAGCAACGGGACGATCAACACGGCACTTGAATTGGGTATGGACCTCGTGCGGGTCTCGGACCATGAGAATCCATCTGATATATGTGTCCCGTTCGCCGGGAACATCTATTCAATCAGCGGGTCAAGTAAAGAGTATCCGAGATTAACCGAATACCCTCCATACCATCCTAACTGTAAACACACAGTTAGTGCTATTGATGAAGGAACGGAACGAGAACGCGAGAAAGAGGCCGCCAGATGATGAAGGTCTATATGCAGGACACGGTGACGCTCCTGGATACCGCGACTGATAAATACGGCGAACCGGGTGTGGTGACGGAAACGACCGCGGATGCCCGTGTCCAGTATGAGCAGAAACTGGTCCAGCTTGCTACCGGGGAGAAGGTCCAGTCGATGGCAGCAATTCACTTTGCGGGAGATCCAGCGGTCACGTTGAATACCCGCGTCCTCCTGCCCGGAGAAACAACCACGGATGGGAACGGTCACCAGATACTCCAGATCACCAAGCGTGCAGACTTTCAGATACGCGGTATCAAGGTGCGGATCGCATGAGCAAGGACGTTATGGCCGAAGCCATGAAGGGTCTCGACCGTGCTGAAAAGGCGTTGTGGAAGGAACTCGAAAGAGGTGCCGCGATTGCCGGTATGCAGTGGATTGATGACGCGGTGAACAAACAGCCGTCCGTCCCGCTCAAGGAAGGCACCCTGAGAGGCTCCGGGAGCGTCCACGTCAAAGGCAAATACATCGGCGGTATAAAGGGCGAGAAGGACGGAACACCGAACCTCGGAAACGTCCCGCACCCCAAGGTTCTCCTGACCGTTGGGTTCAATGCTCCGTATGCTGCACGACAGCATGAGGGTGTGTCATTCAACTTCACGGAACCGGGTTCCGGCGCGAAGTTCCTCTCATCCAAAAAGACCATGTACGAAAAGCAGTATATCAAGATCATGTTACGCCCAGTCGTGAAGAGGTTCAAATGATCAAATACCTCGGCAGATTCCTTGAAGATGGTCTCAGTCTGACGGTCGGAACGGACCTGTTCCTCGGGTTCCGTCCCGACGATGCTCCGGTGGACTGCGATGTCCTCCTTGAGCGTGAAGGTGGGAGAGCGGAAGCAGCCCCGTTCACGGATCATATTGACTGGCGTGTCCAGATACTCTCACGGGCTGAATCTTACTTCGTGGCGAAGGCACGTTCACAGGCTGCATTCGACCTGATGCACAGCCAGTGCGGCGTATACTTCCCGGATCCGGATACCAATGAGTTGACGTATCGATGCAACACGATGTTCGCGGATTCGATACCGCAATTCATCGGGCAGGAGAAACCGGGCGGCGCGTATGAGTGGAGTCTGAACTTCACGATCGGAATTGAGAGATGGGATCGATCTATTGCTCCGACTCCCCTGCCTCCTGTTACCGAGTTCATGCGGTTGACGTTTGACACGTCCCTTGGTGACGGAACTGTCGTTCTTCCGCTCCGTGGTACCGTGGATGTGCTTGTGGATTGGGATGATGGGGAGACATCGACGTGGGATACCTCCGCAGACCTGACCCACACCTATGCGGTCGAGGGTGAATACACCGCGAAGATTCGCGGAACGCTCTCTCAGTTCGGGAAGACGACGGCGTGGACCGGAGTGGAGCAGTTGACGGAATGCACGACGTTTGGCGGTCTTGGTCTCGTCGCCCTTCCGGGTGCCTTCCGGGACGCTGTGAACCTGACCGTTATCCCAGACTCGACCGCCTCCACTAGTCTCTACTCGATATCGTATATGCTCAACGGTGCGACGGCGTATAACGGCGTGGAAATGGCATCGTGGGATATTTCACCTCTGTCTGACGCAACGTTCTGCTTGGACGGCTCAGGAGTCACCACGGCAAGCTGGAACCAAGTCCTCATCGGCTTTGCTAATCAGGCGTATATCGCGGGCGGGGTCCCGGCAAGTGTCACGTTTGGTGCGTTAGGGATCACGAGCGACTGGACTACCTACCCCGGCAGTGGGCAGTTTACGAATGCGGTCGATGCACATAACTATCTAGCGAATACGGCCTTGTGGACCCTGACGGATACCGTTAGTAGGTTCTACAGCCTCACATTCGATGGTGACGACTACGTGGTCACATCTGATATCTGGCCTGGTGCCGCAGATGGCACGGCCCTCTCAGCATTCGCGTGGGTGAAAGCGACCTCCGGTATACTGATGGCACAATACACTGACCGAGCATGGTTAATATCTGATACCTACGTTATTATCTCAGACAATGGGGATTACGCTGGCCACGCCAAGCGGTATAATTTTGCTACCTCATACCAAGATGGAGATTGGCATCATGTGGGCTATACATGGGGTGCCAGTACGCTCACCTTGTATATAGATGGGGTTGACGCGACCGGTGAGAAGGTTTTGGATGCGGCAATAAGCGTCGTGAACGTTACACCGCAGGTCTTGGTCATTGGTGGGCAAACTCTAGCAGGAGTTAATTTTGTTGGTACGGGCACTGCCGTTAACATATTCCCGATCTCATTGACACAAGTGCAGGTACAGACACTTATGGTAGAGACCGATCCAACAGGTACGTCCGTCTCATATCCCATGCTCCCCGGTTCCGGGCAGACGTGCACCGACAAGTCCGGTAACGGCAATGATGGGCAACTTGGTTCAACCGACGGAGCGGACAGCAACGATCCAACGTGGGAAGGACCATACACCGAGATCACGAGTGGAGGTCCGCAGTAATGGTCATATGGCACAAGACCAGCAAGTATGAGAACGTCGCGTCGCGGTACAGGAATGACGCTATGGACTGCCTTGCCCCGACGGGGTGCGTAGTATCCCTTGGTATCCCGAAGGTCTACACGAGGCCCGATGGAGTTCTCATGGCGGTGTACGCAGACAGCCGGTTCCTACCACCGCGACCCGGTCCTGAATACCTTCAGCTTGCCCACGGGGAAGATATTCCCGATGATTGGGTGGAACAGATACCTGACGAATACGACATAGACTGAAAAGGAGGTCCATCGTGGCATTCTACTTTTACGACGCTGGACAGGCCGATCTGATTCTCGACGACGTGACGACCATCTCCTGCATGGGGGAGATTGAGTTCGAGACCTCCGAAAAGGAGACTCTGAAGATCAAGAAGAACGCCAGCGGAGATACCCCGACTGACAGCATCGCTCAGGGCACTGAAGCGTGGATGCGGTTCAATATGATCGCCTCCGCGACTATTGCGGCTCCGACGGTGGATACTACGCTGGAAACGCTGGCGAAGTTCGGTGCGGCTGGAGTGTTCAGTGCCACCGCTGCTGAGACTGCGTACATCCATGCAAATGCGGCGGGGGTCAAGGATTCCAGCAGGACGTTCTCATTCACGCTCAAGCCTTACGACAACGGGGTGGTGACTCCTCTGAACGCCGATGCTGAAACCACGCAAGAGGGTCTATCGTATAAACACATCATCATCCCGACTGGAGCGGTCCGTGTACTAGACCCTATCGCGTTCAAGATCGATGAACAGCGTGGACTCCGGGTCGAAGTGCAGGCACTACTGAGTACCTCAACGGGATTCATCTGGACAACCGGGGTTAACCCGGCTGCAGAAGAGTAGGAG